TTCTACTTCTTCAACCTCAATTACTTCTACTGGCGTAGCAACAGTATAGCGTTCCCAGCCATGAGTTTCATCATAGTCGGCTTCAAAATCGCTACAAGCGACTTTATGACCATGAACAGGGTGCTTTAAATAAATAACCGCCATTATTGTTCCTCAGTAGGTTCGGGTTGGTCTAGCTTATCCACTAGCATTTTATACGCAGTAATAGTCGCTTGAGCCTGAATTAAAAAGGTTTGCGCCTTATTTGCTTCAAACTCTAGCGACTCAATTTCTGCCACTAAAAATTCTTTAGTGATTTGCATTACGCAACAGTAGAAACCATGATGTAGTACGTTGTGCCACCGCTAGTAACAGGAATGGTGTGAGTAACAACGGGGCTACCAACTTTTGCACGGAATACACCAGTTGCGCTTACTGCTGGCATAACAGCAAAATTGCCTACTTCACCAGTACCGCTATTAGTTACACGCAAGAAAGACGTGTTTGTCCAAGTACCGCCAGACGCAAAGTCGGAATCAAGTTGCAATGCAGCAAGCGTACCGCCTGGATTAGTAGACGTGCCACCAATCGTTGCACGCAAAGCGTTAGCTGCACCGCTAATTGTGCCGCCGGTATTAACTGCACAAGTAATGTGAGCGCCGTTAATCGTTCCAGCAGTAGCACCGTTAGCACCAGTTACACGGGTCAAGAAACGCGCAGTTTCGCCTGAACCTGTAGAGGTAAAGGTTAAACGGCTAAAGTTAAGACGAGTGTCACCAGATGTAGCGGATGTAACTGCATAAGCACCGTTTAATACGCCTGAAGTATTAATTTCAATAGGCGCACTAGAAGTACCAACTTGTACAGAATCAAGCAAAGGATCAGCGTACGCTACGCCAATCGGTTTATTATTTGCCATTTTTAAACTCCTTTATCAGTTCCAAAAAAAGTTAACCCGCCCCGAAGGGCGGGATATTACATTAAGCGATACGATACAAAGTCCAAGAACCTTCGCCTGTTTTACGAGCGCGGAACTGAGCCGAAGTATTTTCAAGAACAATAGCATTACCTGCGATTGTCCAACCTGTACCGACTGCAAACGTCACTTGGAAAGCCAAGTCAAGGTTAGTCACTGCAAAGTCAAACGCAGCGTTAACTTTTGCTGCACTGCTAACGTCAGCTTCAAGCAAAGCTACGGTTGGCAAAGTTGCTGTGATGTCAGCCGCAGGATCTACTGTGAATAGACCGTTGGACAACTGAGCAGCAGTAACTGTTACGTCTGCCGACAGAAGCGTTGGAGCGCCTTGCACAAACAGTATCGCTTCACCGATATTACCGTCGTTAATTTGATAACCACCTGCACCATTTGGGAGAGCCATGATGAAATTCCTTTAAAAAATAATTTAAAAAGCCCCCGCTTGCGCGGGAGCATTTAGGTTTAACCCCAGAGGCGAACGCCCATTTGTGGACGAATCACGGAGTAGCCATACAACACGTCAATACGGCATGGTAAACGGTCGTTATTGATGTCGTATTGGCGAACAATACGCATCGAAATACCGTTATGCACTTGACGGGAAGCCATGTCTACACCTTGAGGCATCAACAAGTCAGCGGTCGCAAAAGTGATCGCATCTTTGTGATAAATCAAGTTCTGTGGGTACTGGCTAGAAGCTGCACCAACGAATGTAGTTACTGCACCGCTAACTGGGAACGAATCAATCGTTGCAAGCGCGTGGGCAGAAGTGTACATTGCTGGGCTAACAGTTACAGTTGCAGCGCCACCAGCAGACGATGTTACGTCAGCTACCACTACGAACTGCTGGAGTGAACCAGTGGACTCGCGGGTTTGTGGGTTAACTGCAAATACACCAGCTACGGTAAATACGTCACCAGCCTTAATGGTCAATGCGTTACCAACACCAGCTAATACGATGGTTTCAGAACCTTGAGTCGTTACGGTAGTGCCGACAGTACCAGTTGCGTTGCGTGAACCCGTTGTGAACTGCTTAATAGATTGGCTCATGTTGATCTCGTCAAAGCCCAATACGCCCATACCCATCATGCCATTCTTGAACTGACGGCTGATTGTATCGGTTGGGTTGAAAAGACCTTTCATGCCTTCTACTAAGCCAGCGTTAGCGGCTGGGTTAACAGTTGCATAGCGTGGGGACATTACAGCAGCAGCTTCGTTTAGCTTTTGTTGAGCAGCCAACAAAACAGCAGAAGTCGCTGGGGTAACGCCTGGAGTACCAACGGATTGGTAAATGTTTCTAAAGCTGTTAGCTACGTCAGCGTCGATTGACGATGCCAACTGGCTAATACGTGGCTTTAGAACACGCTCTGCGAAGTCATCCAACTGCATGGTCATCTCAGCGGTGGTGAAGTTAACACCAATGTGCTTTTGATTCGATACAGCTAAAGTGGTGAACTGCTCGTTGTCGTCCTGAACTTGCAGGGCGGCACCGTCAGTTACCAAAGCGCGGTCTGGTAGACGAATACGGAGGGTGGAACCGATTTTTGCGCCTTCAACAGCAAAACTGTCGTCGTACGCACGGTTTACGTTACGTGTGAGTACCAGGTTGTTCTCGAGGATTTCGAGCGCCTTCCGGGTAATCATGTCGATGGTTAAGATCGAATTTGACATATTAAGTCCTTAAAAATAGTTAGCGGTTTCTCTGCGCTTCCCACTTTTTGACCTGTCTTAGGCGTTCTGCTTCGATCCATTCTGACGTACTCATGTTCTTTACAGAACGAGGGTCAGTCGTATCGTAACTAGAAGATCCAGAGGATCTTGCCGTGACAGGAGCAATCGGTGCTGGAGCGCTCGAAGTCTTTTTTACAGAAGGATTATCAGCTAATTTAGCCTCAATCTTTCCTAATTCTTTGGCCTGCTGGAGTGGCGCTAAACGAGAAATACGCTCCGCTTCTTTTGGATTAGACCCTAGGTAATAAGCCATATCGGGGCCAATATCAGAAGCTTGGATCGTTTGAGCCATAGCGTCAGTGATTGGGAGCTTGGGGTTGTAGGCGACTTGTTCAAAGTCGTCGTACTTGTTCCGCGCTTCTTCTTCCCTGTCGTGGTAGGACTCAATGATCTCAGACTGCATCCTAGCTTGTTCACGCCTAGCAAGCAATTCTTCTGCCTTCTTTTCAGCCAAAACCTCGGCATACTCGTCAGGTGAAGCAAACTGCTCAATTGGCGGGATTTCGGCTGGGGCTTTAAGCTGCTTTTCAGCGGCTCTAGCGGCCTGTTCTCTTTCCCACTTACGTTGCTCTCTAGCAAGTCGTTTCCCGATAGCGGCATCCAATTCTTCTTGTGAGAAGGTTTTGGGTGCTTCTGCTGCGGGTTCTACTGCTTCCGGCGCTAATTCTTCAGTTTCAGGTGCAGCCGTTGCCACCTGCTCTGGCGCGGATACTTCCGCTGGCACTACTTCTTGTTGACTTTCGTCCATTTCGATGTTTCCTTAGAAACCCTGGTGTGTCGCACCAGTACGATTGTTACAAAATATATTCTTTAAATTCTAATCCGTCAAGTCGGTTATATTACGCTAATTCGGAAGGCCGACCAATAGCCGCCAAACCACCAGACAAAAACACTGCCGATGAAGAAACGGCGTTTCTTACCTGCGTACCTGTTGATGTGGGAGTAAGTTGCAACTCAATGGTGGCTGTTGATGTGCCTGTAACGGTCACAACAGCAGAAAGAGTAAGGCTTGACAACAAGGTCGCTGAATCTTCTTGCACAGTTCCAAGTTGAACAATGTTGGTGTTTACGTTAGCTACAACGAGCGCCGCATCTTTTTGCCATGCTGCAAATGAAACAAGGTATGTAAATGAATGGGTGTCATAAGATGTTCCAGCAATACCTGTACCAATGTTTACGTTCAGCAAAACTGATCCCGAAGATCCGCCTGTTTGTCCACCGCAATCAACATTGACTGTGCAAACAGTCAAGGTGGCGCCGCTAGCCCAATCAATTTGTTTTTCAAATCCTGCTATAGTAGCGCGGGAATTTCGCAAAGCGCCTGATGTTGTTCCAGTATTTAAGGTGCCTTCGTAAGTAGCGTCAAACCTTGTACCAACTTGATTGCCGTTTGCCAAAGGATAGCCAACATTCGAGGCTGAAATCATTTCAGGGTTAAGAATTTTTATTAGCTTATTTGTACCACTAGCAGAATCTATCGCTTGGATGCTATTAACCGCATCAATTACAAAAATACCAGCGACTGATGTTACATCGTCAACATAAATGTTAGCGTTGGTAGTGGCCATGTATAGGGTGTTGATGGCTTTTGTACCTCCCGATGCAAAACCCGTCAAAAGCAGACCATACTGCTTTGCAATTTGACCGTCAGCTACAGCATCCGCAGCGTTACCTTCCAAATAAACACCATTGATTGAGTTGGAAAAAGAACCGCCAAACACAACACCTGGGCCGTAGTTATTTTCACTGGTAATTTGCGTTACAAACGTCCCCACGTTAAGGTTAAGACGAATACCGCAACCACCCGTTAAATTAGTTGTGCCAAAACCAAAAGGATTGGTAACTGCGTTATACAGGGAACCACAGTTTGCGGCACGAAGGTTATCCATGCGGACCGAATTAACCGCTGGGCTAGTAAAGGAGTTAAGGTATTGGGCGCCAAACATCATCCCCAAAGCGGAACAGTTGCGGGTTGTTAGGTTGCTTAAACGGCAATAATAAAGAAAGCCACCAACAATACCTAGTTGGCATTTTATTACGCTAATGTTGTCAAAAACAGATTCATTGATAGCGTACTTAATAAATAAACCAACGCCAGCAATGTTGTCACCATCAATAGTAAAATTTTGCAGCCTTACCGATGAAAGCGCGGTATCTGTTGGATCTCCAATTGCTGTAGCGGATGCTTGAAAAATATTACCGCCAGCAGCGCCAGTCCATTTAAAAATGGCGTTGCGAGTAGGCAATGGACTCCAAGAATCTTTTGGGCCTTGAATAATTATTCTATTTTTAATGACCAATGTGGCGCTGACGTTATATGTGCCTGGTGGGACATAGCCGCCGCCTGCATCAATAAATGCTTGAATTGCAGATGTTGAGTCTGCAACACCTGTTGGGTCGGCGCCAAAATCCAAAATATTGTTTGGGGCGCCTTCAATCATTGAATAGGTGGCTTTTGTTAAAGACATAATTTATCCTTTAGAAAATGCTTGTACTTCAGCAGCAGTTACGGCGATGTTCCAAAACATTATTTTTTCAATCCATATGTT